GTACTCGAGCAACCCGCGAGCAATGTCAGCAGGAACAGGCAGATCACAGGTTTTCTCACGGCGAAGAATCTCCCGGTATTCAATAACTGTTTTTTCGGAATCACCAGCTACCACGGCGTTTGCACTGGCTGCCTGTTGCGCCACCTGGTTAAACCGGTTCACGTTGAATGCCTGCGTGGCAATCACCTGCCCCTGTAATGCGTTGTCGCTCTTAAGGACGCGGTTATCGCTTTCGGCAGTGGACAGGTCAGCTTTTGCAAACGCCAGCAGCACTGCAAGAACGGCAATAACGACTACCGCCACAATTGATGCAATAGCAGTTATGCGATTCATCACGCGCCATCCAGGAATAACGCACGCTCTGCCTCTCGGCGTCGGGTAAGACCAGCCAGCACCTGCCCGCCAGCTTTGTTCCAGCGTAAGAACTCGTCGGCGGCGCCGCGGTAATCACCTGCATTTAGCTTCTTCAGCAGCGTCGATGTGGAAAGCGCCCGGGCGCCGAGGTTGTAGGCGAAAGCAACCAGCGCATCGAACTGACCCTGCGTCAGTTTCACTTTCACCAGCTTCGATACATCGCTCTCGTAGCTCACCAGCCCGGTACGCAACAGACGTTCAGCTGTTTCCTCTTTGATGGTCATCCCGGCGCGGATCGGTTTCCCGTCCACCGGCTGCGTCCAGCCGTAGCCTATCGTCCACACGCCGACGCTGTCCTGATATGCCGTCAGCCGCAGACCTTCAAACTGTTTGATGAGCGTAATGCCCTTATCGCTGATTTGCATTATTCTGGCCTCAGTACGTGAAAAATCCGGGCTACGTTACCGCGCGCCGCGAATACAGCAGCGCAGATGATGAGATTCATCAGCACGGTTGCCCAGTGGGCATGGAAATAGAAATTGAACATGAAACGGAATGGCACCGTGGCGTAAGCCAGGATAATCAGATAAGCCAGCCATGACGCCCACCAGTTGTGTCGCCCACCTGGCTTACGAAACATCATCAGGCGCAGAACGATAGCGGTACTGGTCACCACGTTGGTCAGTACCAGCGGATCACTTGTTACCATTTGTCCCTCCCCGCCACCTTTGCAGCAGCGACAGGGGATCCTGTTCGCTAAAGAAGGTGAGCGTCTTAATCGCCACCGCGGAAAGCAAAACCGCGCCGAGCGCATCAAGCGGTTTATCACTGTAATGGGTGACGCTCGCCAGCAGTGAACCCACCAGCCCGGAGCCGTACACGCCAGCGAAGTAAGAAACGATGAAGTAGGCAGAACGGCGGAGAATCGTCAGATCGGCAGCCGTGGCGACATAGAACACGGCACCAGCGAATGCACCGAACACAACGCCGTAATCGGTGCCAGTTAACAAGCCATACAAACTGGCACCGGTTAAAGCGCTCGCCGCAGCAGCGGAACCGGAAACAGGTTCGGACATTTAGCCCCCTCGTATATGCTGTGAGTCCTCTCAGAATGAGGGGAATAAAAAAGGCTGCCAGGTGGCAGCCTTAAAGATGATGGATTAGGCCAGAGCTGGTGAGACCCGATATGCGCCAGCATGGTTTTGCATTTGTAATATCAGTAGAGTCCGGATTTGAGAAGCGCCACAAAAATGTCGGCAACTACGCTACCGGCACTCTATTCACCAAGGCTTAGCCACCGTCCCGGCTGATGCACCATAGAAAGAGACAGAAGCTAATTTGCTCATGTTGGACATTTCTATCACCTCCGAGTAAACCAAGGCGTTTTTATTGTAAAAAACGTGATATACACAAGTTGCGTTTTATCACGCCCAAGCTGATATTGGTTCCTGCATACTAAAAAATGGCTTATGCGATTGTCTTTTAGATCGGGAAACTCACTTATTAACAAAAAAGTCAAATTAAAAACCTTAGGAAACAAAATACCTCATGGAGAAAAAATGCAGATAACCCAAAAAGTTGATTCCATAACTTCTTTTCTTTCGCTTGTATTCAACCGAGAATCACCAGAACATATAAGGTGCTATAGAGGGCAATCGTCAAAAAGCTGGGTATTAAAGCCTTCAGTTATGCGAGGCTTACGTAAAGATGCCGAAAAGCAAATTTTTAGTGAATTGATGACGGAAGCACCCGGAGAGTTTAGTGGAGACCGCTTGATGTTCGAAAAACTTGTCCGAGCCCAACATTACGGGCTGCCTACGCGCCTTCTTGATGTTTCCTTAAACCCTCTAGTTGCACTTTATTTTGCTTGCGATGAAATAGAGCACCACGAAACTGACGGAGTTGTCCAGCTGTTAGACTTTGCAGAGGAGAGAGTTCGTTTTGCTGATAGTGATACTGTAAGTCTTATATGCAATCTAGCTCGCTTGTCCGATTCAGAAAAAAATGCAATATCCAATTTCATTAAAAACAACAAACCCTTTGACGAATCAGTGAAAGATGAATTCAGGAAGTTAGAAGCAATGAAGCGTTTAACTCAATTCATTCGAGCAGAAAAACCATATTTCACAGACAGTGCAAACCACCTCGACTTATTGAAATATTTCTTTGTCCACCCAGCCAAAAATAACCGTAGAGTTATAGCTCAATCAGGTGCATTTGTAGCTGCTGGCCTCCTTAAATACGAGGCTGCAGGCACAAACGGAAAAGGTTTTGCATTGAGCAAAATAATTATACCAGCAAGTGCAAAAAAAACCATCCTCGAACAATTGGACGTACTAAACATTAACTCCAGAACTATGTTCCCTGAGGTAGAGTTTGCATCGAGGTACATAAAGCAGAAATGGGAAATGCGTGAAAATTCATAATTAAAAAAAAGAGCCGGAGCGCTGCACTTTCGGCTCTACATAATCATTGATCAGTAATTAACTTAATTTCCATTGAAGTCTGAATAAAGCGCTCTTTATCAAGCTCAACCCCAATAGCTCTGCGTTCCAATTCCAAAGCTGCTTTGATTGTGGAACCTGAGCCCATAAAGAAATCGGCAACCAAATCGCCCGGCCTGCTGCTGGCTTTGATAATGTCCCTGAGCATGTCCGCAGGTTTTTCACACGGATGTTTGCCAGGGTAAAACTGCACCGGCTTGTAGGTCCACACGTCCGTATACGGAACCGCCGCGGTAACAGAAAAGTGTCGCCGTAGCGATTTGTACTCTTCCAGTAGCTCGCAGTATTGACGGTTAAGCGATTGGTACGTGACCACCAGCTGATGGTGTGGCTGAACCAGCCCGCTCCGCTGCTGCTTCTCTGCCGCTATGCGCGTGAACAGCGCCTGCAACTTCAGGTAATCAGGTTCGCCGGGCAGTTGCCACTGGCTCGCGCTGAACCAGTGCGAGACCATATTTTTCTTTCCGGTGGCGTCTGCAATTTCCTTTGCCGTCACACCAAGTGATGCGCGGGCATTCCGGAAATACTCGATCAGGGGAGCCATCAGGCTTTGCTTTAGTTCAGTCCCTTTCTGCTCATATCCATCATCTTTAGGTCGGTATGGCCCCAGATAATGTTCGGCGAAAAAAACCCGCTCAGTCGCCGGGAAGTAAGCCCGCAGACTTTCTTTATTGCAGCCGTTCCACCTTCCGGACGGCTTCGCCCAGATGATGTGATTCAGCACACTGAACCGGCGGCGCATCATCAGTTCAATATCTGCCGCCAGCCTGTGACCGCAAAAAAGATAGATGCTGCCCGATGGTTTGAGGACTCGCAAGAACTGCGCCAGGCAGCCATCGAGCCACTTTAAATAATCCTCGTCGCCTTTCCACTGATTGTCCCAGCCATTCGGCTTAACCTTGAAGTAAGGCGGATCGGTAACAATCAGGTCAATGGAGTTATCGGGAAGGGTTGCGATGTAATGCAGGCAGTCAGCATTGATTAAATCAACACTGTTTAAATTTACAGTATTTTTCATGGATCAGTCAGCGGGACTCTGATAGGCTCACTATGCTTTTGCGCTAAAGCAGTGGGCCCTGGTTCGCTTGTGACCTTGAACATGAGCGAATGGCTGGTCGGGTGCTACAACACCCACCAGCCGCCCATTTCCACAAAAAGGAAACCCCGCCGAAGCGAGGTCATAAAATCGTTTTAAGTTCGTGTCCAAGTGACCACTCTTAACAGCTTACGGAAGTTTTTGCGTACGCGTTAGTTATTTTGTATTGTCACAAGAACTATCTTAAAAAAACAGATAAAGAAAGAATACCTATACAAGGAGTTTTCAGATGTTTAAATGCCCTGAATGCGACTACGAGCACAAAAATGTTGTTGAAAAATGTGAAAACTGCGGCTACGAAATTGAAATAGAAAAGATTCTCACTTATGAATTTGCTCCAGTTTCGGCCTTAACTGCCCAGCTAGAAAAAAATGAAAATCGAAAGCTTGAATCAAAAGTTGGTCGGTTATGGAATTTAAACAATGAAGTTTCAAACTCATTCATTACAAAGTTAGAATCCAAATTCAGGAACAAAAATAAATTTCATAACTTCCTTACTAAGGACGACCTACCAACGTCCATACCAACAATACTGAGAAAATATATAGATAAAAAAATAAATTTTAAAAAACTTGTTGAAGCAGTCTTACAAAAAATAAAATTTGAAGTCGGCAGTGACGGGAGAAAACTATCAGGAGTTACCGAAAACAATATAATTTTTATTCACTATAAAACCACCCACGATGAGGATGATTTAGGAAGACTTCTAATTGTAATGGTTGACAAAAAAGGTGGATTTGATTTTGAAAAAGTAGTACTTACGCCTAAACAGCTATCTCCTATCGATACAGATGCATTACGCCAAGCAGCATTATTCGACTTAACGTTATTTGAATTAAGCTATCCTAAAAATGATAGTGAATCTTATGTAAGATTCATTCAAGGTAAGTCAAAAAGCGATTTTTTCAAAGATGCGTTAGGATGTAAAAAGGATGTAGATAACGCTCGAAGTATTAATGAATTATTCAACGCTTTTTACAAATTTTCAGAGGCCAATTCAATCTCCATACCACTTAGGGATAAAATCGAAGAAGATATCAGAGAGTATCTTGATAGCAAATCCAGAGATAAAAATGACAAGTCAGTAACACTGCGAACCATTCAAAAAAGAATTGATAAACACTTGCCAGATGAGCATAAATCAAAAGGGCAGTTTTTGACTTTTGTAAATACAAACGAATATAAAATTGATGACATATTCGAACCTACAAATTTCTCTGCTGAAAACGCAACATCTTATAAATTTTCCGATCAAAATAAAAACTTTATATGCAAAGTAAGAAAAACGGCTATTGGTAGCCAAAATTCGACAAAACCTGTTAAACTTGATATAGAAAACAGGTGTCTAATCTTTCCATTAAATGATACCGATTTTACAGAATTAAAAGGTTTGGTCGAGGAATAAAATTATGGATAAAGAATCGCCATTTAACATTCTGGTGGACTTATTAAAAACTAGTAAGCTATCAGATGAGGATGGCTATTTACGCGCTGAATTGTCTCAAAACCGCAATGTTACTGATGTTGAGATATATTCAGCATTAGAAAAATGTGGACATAAAAAAACCACTAACTGCATAATCGATAACGTTTTATATGTTAACAGGTCCTCACATACATGGAAAGATGGGTATTGCCCTATTTTTATGGATACCGTTCAGTTTTGGAAGCAAATACAATCCGCTGAAAACTTACCCAACATGTATTTTATTGTTAAGGAGGCCATTTCATCAGTTGATAATGAAGCAGCCTCAGTAATATGGGCATATAATTCATTTTTCATATGGAAACGACTTCTAACACGTATCGCTGATCATTTCCAATCAAATAAAGCCATTGTTTTCATAACAAGTGAAAACTCCGTGACAAAACTAGATATTCCATTAATTGTAAACAACTCAGACTTACAACAACTGGAGCAGCCTAAAAGATGTCATGACGAAATTTTAAAACTTTATTCATTGATTGAAATAAACGACCCTCACAGCAAAGAAAGAGTCGCAGTGTTACGAACAGCTCTGTCTGAGGTAACATCTAGCGCCGACGGAACTGAAAAATTACTCTTCGAATTGATACAGCGAAGCCCTTTGCTACTTCGTAAATATGATGAACTTTATGATATTTACACTAGAAGATTCTCTGTAAACAAATTACTTAACGAGTTGGACGAAAAAAGCTTAGAGTTCACGAGTAAAATAAACGAATATATTTCATCCAGTCAGAACAAGGCACTAACGATCCCTGGCGCCTTAATTGCCATTGGAGCACTTGTTAAATCAGGTGGAATTCTAGAATCAGCGATAATTTTTTTAGGCTTATGGATAATAATGTCCGTAACTAAAACAGCCAATGATATTTATCGAGAATCTTTTGATTCATTAGATAGTAGACTAAATACAGCATTCAAAAAATATCTCAAATTCGATGAAGGAAAAGAGGTAAGAGACAATGCGACTCAAATTGAGGCTGAATTAAGAAGTCAGATCAAAAATGCAAAAGCCAGATTAAGGAATATTGATAAATGGGCTTTATTTATGCTGGTAGGTGGTGCCATTTTTCTAATAATCTCTATTTATAATAACATCAATATCAGTGTTCCCTTTGATTTTCAAGAACAACTGAAGCACTACGTTGGATTTATCTATCAATTAGCCAGCATTAAATATGCTGGCTTATAAATCAATTAATAGCGCAAATCACGCCTTCTATAAATCCTAAAGCTTTTTCTAATTCTTTTCTAATCGTGCCGTCCGAGCATTTTCTTTTTTTAGCAATGGAGCGCAACGATATCCCAACGATAAAGTGAGCAATAATCAACTCATATTCTTCAGGTTTAAATTTACGCAGTCGGGCTACACAACCATCAATCATGATCCCTTCATCATCGTCACATTGAAGGCGGGACTTTTTTCCATGTGGCAAAAGCCCTTTAAAACCTGCTGCTATTGGTTGCCAATCTACGCCGCTATTATCAGATGCAGCCCACGCGCCCCACAAATCCATGACTTCATACATATCACGCATCAGTTATCTCCACTTCACGCCAGCACGCCGATGGCCAGCGCGCGATCTAAAAAACGAAACAGCAGCACAAGCTGGCTGCCATATTTTTCTTCAAATGCCACGGTGTCAGCGTGCAACGCGTCGTGATGCGCTCTGCAAAGCGGGATCACAAACAGGTCGTGCGCCTTTGTACCCATTCCACCGTTACCGTGGCCGATCAGGTGGTGGGGATCGTCTGCCGGGTTGTTGCAGCACATGCATTGCTGCGCTTTAACCCAGCGGGTGTACTTCTCGTTTTCCCAGCGGCGGCGCTTGGGGCGCAGCATGAAGGATTCCGGCGTCTCCGGATCGATACGCAGCGCCAGCACCTGCTTAGCCACTTCCTCAACGATTTCCCGCGCCTGCGGCATGCCGGGCACCAGGTCAAGCTCGCGCGTTACCGACTTTATGACCGGCTTAGGCATAAGAAGAACCTGCCGGGCGGCTTCCTCCGGCAGCACGTCGGCAAGCCCGTTACGGGCCAACCACCAGCAGAATTCCGGCAACGTCAGTGAATGGGAATCGTCGAATCCAAGCTCACGGCGTGCTGTCGTGAGGATGTATGCAGCACAATTTGCGCGAGCAATTCCCGCCAGTTGCTCGGTGCTGTGCTCGCGAAGGATGTTGTCGCAATGCCAGCACAGCCGGATCGCGCCCGGCGCGTGACGCATGGTTGTCATGTTCTCATCGTGCCAGCTTTCGTGTGGCCACTGGCACCCGGTACCGGATTCAAGCCAGCTTTCCAGACCGTTGATGGCGCCAGCGCGGCGTAATACCGATTCATTTTCGAATACGCCAGCCAGGGCAGGATCTTCCGCCAGCGGCTGCTCTGCTGGTGGCAGTTCACCGTTCGGCATACCTGACAGGCGCTCGGGTTCGTTCTCAAGCAACATGCGTCCACGGCGAAAATACGGCAGGAGGCTGACGCCGGGACGGAACATGACGAGGCCAAGCTCAGTTACGACGACAGGGTTTAACAGCGCCCTCACTCCGCGCCCTCCTTCGCGATATGTGCCGCCCACAGCCCGCCAATCCACTGCACACCTTTTGCCGTGAATCGTGCCTGGCTGAATGCATGATTGTTTTCGGTGCTGGTACCGGTTTTCACTTCGAACCGGCCAAGGGCGATATGACGGTGGCGCGGTGTCAGCGTGCCGCCCAGGCGGTAAAGAATGTCATTATCCAGCAGGAAACATCGAAAATCTGGCTCTTTGGCGTTAAGCAGCTTAGCCACCTGCCGGAAGGACATCGAGCCATTCGCGGTGCAGTAACGATCCACAAACTCAACCTTTGGGGCAGCGGCGGCCAGTTCATGTTTAAGCTGTTGCTGCTGCTCAGCCAGATCAGCGGCGAGGCGCAGCGCCTCAGGTAAAGACTTCGGTACCTGCATTGCCTGTTGGCTTTCCAGTTCCTGCCAACGATCCACCACTGCTGCAGTAAACTGCGGAGACAAACGGGCTACAAGGACCAGCGAATCGCGCTTATCGAACCAGTATTCCTCATACCACATCCCGTTTTGCTCATTCTGGTATGGGGTATGCGCCAGCGGCGCACTGAGGATATCCTCAGCCATTAGCCTGCCAGCAGACCGTTTAACATCGGCGTGACGGCTATTGACCAATCGCGCTATTTCACGGCTCGACATCATAGTGCCGGTGATCTGCGCATGTACTGCCGGACAAACATTCACTGTGTTTAACTGTTGCATGCGTATCTCCTTTAAGCGGCTGCAACCGCTGTTGGTACATATTTGGTGATCGAAATTTCCACCCTGCCGCCCTTCACTACTGGCCCCCATTCCACCAGCATGCGTTTTACCTGACTGTCGTCCTCCCACACTCCGGCATGCGTAAGAGAATCCAGCAGTGCCTTGTTGTAGTTGTCGATGTCCCGGTTTCTTGAGTCCGGCGGGTAAAGAAGAATTTCCACTGCAGCCAGTTCAGTGGAAGGTTTAGGCAGACGGCGTAACTGATCGATGATGGCCGCACAGGCTTCACTACGGAATTTTCGCCCGGCTTCACTGATAAGATGGCGGCCTTTCAGCGGCCCTTTATTCGGTGCGCGCCAGTAGGTATTCACGCTGGGTGGGAAAGGTAATTTCAGCTTCATGTCGCGGACCCTCTGCGTTTCAGCCATTCCTGAGCCAGATCAGCTGAACTATCCTCACCCGCCAAGAGCGCCCGGATCACTTCCTCGGCTTCATCGAGCGCCAGCGTGTCGTTTACGCCAAGCACTTTGATTCCGCGCGCGGTGCCGCTGGCGATCGTGATGTAGCCTTTTTTCACCAGGGCGCGAAGGTGTTCAAAAGCAGCATTTCCCGACGCGACGCCAATCAGCGCCGCAAGCTCGGTGTAGGTAGGCGGATAGCCGTGCATGTTGTGAAAATCCACCAGCGCATTTAGCACCTGCTGCTGCCGGTCAGTCAGTGGTTTACGTTCTTCCACGGTTCCCCCTCAGAGAATGGCCACGATGTCCGTGGCGGTTTCAATGCCCCTGCAAACGGATCCGTATCTCATGACCGGAACCCCGCGTTTTCCGGCAGCGTGTAGTCAACATTCTGGAAACTGGCGCCCGGCCCGGCACTGATGTTTACCCAGCGACCGTTAAGGCGTTCAGGGCGCCCAGCTTCAGCCCATTTCGTTGCACCCTGGAGGTAGCCCGGAAATTTCGTCGGAAGGAAAAGTGTTGTCGGGCGCAGATACTCGACCATTTGCAGATCCTGGCCCCATTTGGCCGTGGCGTAGTCGACAACCAGGGTCAGATCCTCAGGGCTGAAACCTTCGCCCAGGCGGGCACGGATGTGTTCCATCGAGGTTTTGCTGACCTGATACCGTGATCCGGTCTTCTGGTTCAGGTGGGTGAGAACCTGTTTAGCCTGATCGGTGATCATCACCGCAACGTCGGGTTGCGCAGCAACCGGACAAGAAGGTTTATTACCCTGTGTGCTCTCCTGAGTACTCTCTGTGTAATCTCCTGTAAGAAAGTCTGTGGCTTCCCCGCATGCTTGCTTGTTTGGTTGCCACATACTTGTTTGCGGGATTTCCGCATTCTTGTTTGTGGTAACTCCGCATTCTTGTTTGTGGGAATGCACCATTCCAGTTTGCGGGGTTTCCACATTCTGGTAATTCCCCATTCTGGTTTTTTGTTTCGTCTCTTTCTTGACCGGATTTTCAACGTATTCAAGGAGAAGAGCCTCAAGGCGTTCGCTGTTTACTCGATAATGCATTGTCGCAGGCACACCACGTAGTTGCTCTTCCAGAACGCCAATGGCGATCAGCCGCTTGCGTGCGGTTTCCTGCTCATCTCGGGTGAGACTTGTTTCGGTTGTAATGTCTGCCTGAGTTTTGTAAATCCAGGCGCCATCCATACGGTTATGCCAGTAAACCAGTTGCGAAAGGAAAACTGCTGCAACTGGTCCGGCTTTGACTTTCCCTGCCCGCAGCATGGCAAAAGCGGGCTGATAAGCTACTGGCCTGTCCAGTAACTTGATTAAATTACCCATCAATCGCCTCGCAAATGTTCTGGTACGGCTATGGTATAGCCGCTGGCTGGTTCCCCCATCTGCAAGCCAAGGTTGCGTTTACAGATGAATCCGTTTTCAGTCAGATAGTTCACCGCAGTGATCAACTCTGCAGATGAACAACAACAAAAATTCAACAGCTTTTTGTCAGTGATGACTTTCTCTTTGCCACCATCACCGCTTCCGGATACCTGAATGAAAAGCATGATCAGGCGATGCAGCGGTGAGTTGAATGTGTAATCGAATACGATGTCAGCTTCAGTCATGGTCTTGTCTCTCAGGTTGTTTGGTATGGGTTTGAACACCATCTACACTACCTGATATCCCTATTTCTCTGAATTTACGCTGGAACTGCTCAAGCGGGCTGAAGCACTCGTGCTCGTAACCTTGCCGTAGGTAGATAACGCGCTGCGTTTCTGGCTCCCATCGGATAACCCGCACAGGGATGCCGTACTGGTCTCTGAATCTGCGGTTAAGTTCGCGCATAGCTGCTTCGCCTTCCGGTAATACACCCCCACGATTGCCGCCGCCCGACTGTGGTTACATGACACCCAGCGGTTTGATAATCTGCGCTCATACCGAAACAGAGGAGCGCCCGGAACGGGGATCATCCTCAGTTGCGGTAAGCGGCTTTTAGCCGTTAAACTGTTCATGCGTTGGTATCTCCACTTTGATCGACACGCCGCGACGCCGGGAGCTGCAACTCGCCGGCGTCAACCTTTTCAGGCGCGCAGAAAACACGAAACAGCAGCGTTAAGTGCTCCTGCCATTTCGCCATTACCTGATAGCTGTTCTCTTCGATTTGTTCGCGTTCCGCCTGGTCAATAACCCCGTCAGCAGTTGCTTTTCTGAGATAGGTTGAGTGCTTGCCGATCCACTCGATTGATTCCATCAGGCGCTGGTTGATGTCGGCATTATCGATGTCATCAACTACCACCAGCGGCACGTTCACGCTGTTTGACTGGCGCGATACGGCATCAGCGATATGCTTCGTGTCGCTTGCCTGTTGAAGCACCATTGCCCAGCCCATCGGGAACACCTGATCGCCGCCGTCACGCAGGCGGTTAAACAGCGCGTCAGTTGTTACATCGAGTATTTCAGCCGCTTCCGCATAGCCGCCCGGCAACGCCGCGATAGTCTTGCGTATAGCTGCCACCAGCCACGCCGGTTGCTTTTCTACTTTCCAGTGTTCATTACCCACGGTTAACCCCTTGATTCTGTGGTTATGCTTAAGCAGCTGATGGCTTACCTTTAACCGGAGAGTCTTCAGAAACTTGAAAACGGTTCGGGTACAAGATGTGCAGCTCGCTGATTTCGCCTTTAAAAAAAAGCGCGAGGCGTTCAGCCAGCTCAACAGATGGGACCTGTTCACATCTTTCAATACGACTCAAAGTAGCGGGGTCGACTTGTACGCCAGTTGCAACATGCAAAAGAGTCATACCATGCGATTTGCGCAATTTTCTTAACGGTGATTGCATAACGCCTCCTTAATTTGCGTATTACGCATGTTATTGCATGAAAGCAAATTGCGCAAGTTGCTTTGCATGAGACGCAAAAACAACTTGTAATAAGCGCATGAATATAGGAACTCGCATACGACAACTTCGCCTAGCGAAGAATATGAAAATCGCAGAGCTTGCTGAGTCTGTTGGGGTTGATGCTGCCAACATTTCCCGGCTTGAAACGGGAAAACAAAAGCAGTTCTCAGAACAAGCACTTAATAAACTTGCTCAGGCTTTGAGCGTAAGTGTTTCAGACCTATTTACCTCCTCTGAAAATCAGTCTACTGTATGTATAAACAGTGGAGGAAACACATCGATTATCAAGGATATTGATGTGTTTAGAGTCGAGGTACTTGATGTGAGTGCAAGCGCCGGATCAGGACATATCCAAGGTAGTGATGTGATAGATGTCATTCATGCTATTGAGTACAGCAGCGATCAGGCTCTCTCTATGTTCGGCGGCAGGACATCTTCTGGAGTTAAAGTCATTAATGTTCGCGGGGACAGCATGGCTTCGACTATTGAACCTGGCGATCTCATTTTCGTGGATGTGAACATCAATGAATTTGATGGTGATGGGATATATGTGTTTGGATTTGATGGAAAAGTTTACGTAAAAAGACTGCAAATGATTCCAGACCAGCTTTTGGTTATTTCCGATAACCCTAAATACCGGGAGTGGAGCATCAATAAGGAAAATGAGCATCGCTTTTACGTTTACGGAAAAGTTTTAATCAGCCAGTCACAGTCCTTCAAGCGCCACGGTTAATCCCTTCACATTAAAAAGAGCCTCATTGAGAGGCTCTTTTTTTATCTTCATGTTTGCGAATTATGCATTTAATACTTGCGTTACACGCAATTAATGTTTATCTTCAGTTTGTCGGCGTATGGCACATGCGTCGTTAGCGGTCCGGGGATTCCTTTGACAGTATCCCGATCCAGCGGGTAGCCGGAATGTGCAAGCCAGCCCCGTACTTTGGCCTGAGCGATTCACCATCGTGGCGATTCGGTGTGACCACCGGGAAGAGTCCGGCAAAACGCAGCGGCTAAAAGTGTGCTCTCGGATAGCTAAGGATTTCGATAACGGTGTGCCGGGCCTGCTCGACGCTCTCAGTGTAACCGGGGATTTCGACGGGAGCCTCCTTGATGAAATCCACAGCTTCATCGGTGCTGATAGTGCCGTCAGTGATAAGAGCCGAGAGAAGCGCAATGGTGAATTCAGAACGTGCGACGAGGTTTACTACGTTTTTCTCGGCTACTGCCTGAGCCTCTTTCAGGCGGATAATTTCGAGAGTCAGTTGGTTAATTTGTTGCTGCAGCACCGTGTCCATATTCGAGTCCTTCTGATTGGGTGAGAACACAAGGAAACCACCGAACCTGATGTGGTTAAAAGCCAGGCACACAACATGAAAGCGCACTCCTTCTCTCATCAGTTATGGGTGGCAGGTGTGATTAAGCGGGAGTGCGCTTCCAGTTGTGGTGAATTGCAGCCGCTTTGACGGCAACCAGAAGATAAGTATCTGGCACCACACAACAGTATAAATGCCAACTGGTAGTTTTTGGCGGCGTCTGATCTTTCCCGTGAGGGCGCCGCAATTTTTTCACATAACTGTAAGCGCGTTCCGGCCTCTTCCCCTGAGTGTCTGGTCGTTAATGCAACCCCCTTCCGGAGCGCGCTTTCAATTATGTGGAGATGCCAGAGGCGGTTGCAGCCGCCCGCTTCATTAAGCGCCCTGCTCCGGGCGTTTATTAAAGCGAACAGTCATTAATTATCGCCATCCGGCGAGGGATTCGTGCATCCAAAAATCGCGCGTTGCAGCGCGCACAGGAGATACAACGCAATGAGACAAGAACTGGCATCAATGACCATTATCGAGCTGGTGAGGACCGCCAACAATTACGCCACCAGCATCAAGCAGACCGGTGTTTATTCGGATCTGATTAAAGAGCTGTCTTCTCGCCTTGAGGCGCTGAACCTCGCATACATCGCCCAGGTTCGTACTCAGTCAGCAACATCAGCCGAAGCTGGGCAGACACTAGCATCACCGGCAATCGCACCGCTGCCAGTAGAACGCGACCAGTATGGTTACTGGACACATCCGGTATACGAGGAATTTTGCGATGGTCGAGAGCATATTCCAACCGCTGAATTTAATGCATGGATGGACGCTAACGGGCTGGAGTGGACTGTCGTTTATCGCGATGAGGAAGAAAATGATCCGGATGTCGATGGTTACGACATTTCGAAGTGGCAGCCAGAAACGCCAGCTGGTGATGGCTGGTTTGTTGGTTCCATTCACGATACGGAAGATGGCGCTGTTTGCATCTGGCTTCGCAATAAACCCGCACCATCGCCTGAAGCTGCTGCTATCGCCCGTCAGTTTGAGCAGATGAAGGAGATGCATGATGGCGGCTGAAATCATCGATCAGGCCAACGAACTGGTAGAGCAGAACATCAGCCAGGCCATTCAGCGCATGCGTATCGACCGTAACGCTATATCAGCGGAGCAATGTAGCGAGTGCGGGGAAGATATCCCTGCACAACGCCGTGCTGCTGTTCCCGGCTGCCAGACGTGCGCAGAGTGTCAGGGAATTATCGAATTAAAGCGCAGGCAAAGGGGGATGTGATGCCCAGCAAACTAAAACTGCGGCGACAACGTAGGCTGCGTGAAGATGTCGCATGGTGGCGCGCTGAGGCAATGGACTGCAAAGCGCGGCTGCTGGAACTGGCAAAACTACTGGAAGAAGCCAAGCGCCAGCGAGTTCCGATGCCGGTGCTGGTTACCGCCAGGATTATTAAACAGATGGCTCCGGCCACCAGCGAACCTGAGATTTGTTTGAAATGTAACGACGGTGCCAGGCTTGGCTGCTCGTCATGTGCGTACAGATTGAAATAGCCGGTTGCAGCCGGTAGTGGAGAACCGACCATGATTCAGATGTTGACGCTTGAGGAATGGGCAGCAGATAAATATCGCAGCAATCCGCCGAGTGTTTCCACTCTTCGCCGTTATGCAAAACAAAACCTTTTTTCGCCACCAGCGATGAAGCAAGGGAGATTGTGGCGTGTACGTGAAGATGCGGAACTGGTTGGTGAATTAGCTTCGCCCATTATCAAGAATTCTGATTCACCAAAGTTATTAAGGATCCTTAACGATGGCTGCCAGACCCCGTAAAAATAATGTCAGCGTACCGAATCTATATCCACTATATAGCCGCAAGGTCAACAAGGTTTACTGGCGCTATAAACACCCTATCACGGGAAAATTTCATGCTCTCGGCACCGATGAAGCCGAGGCTATAGCAATTGCTACCGAGGCTAATACTCGCCTAGCTGAGCAGCGCTCTCGCCAGATCATGGCGATAAGCGACAAAATCGCTACCAGCAAAGGTAAGGCTATAACCGCAAACACCTGGCTCGACCGTTACTGGAAGATCCAGGGTGAAAGACTGGATAGTGGCGATATTAAGCTGAACACCTATAAGCAAAAGGCCAAGCCAGTAGCTTTGCTTCGTGAGCGGGTAGGTATGAAGCTGATTTCGTCGGTAGATGTGCGAGATATAGCTGAAATACTGGAAGCCTACATTTCAGATGGACAACCGAGAATGGCGCAGGTGATACGCTCAGTTTTAATCGATGTATTTAAAGAAGCTCAACATTATGGGGAGGTTCCCCCGGGGTACAACCCTGCCCTTGCAACAAAGCAGCCGCGCCGGCGCATAACACGGCAACGCCTTAATCTGGAAGAATGGCAGAAAATTTTCGATATTGCCGACGCAAACCACAAGTATATGGGTAACGCTATGTTGTTAGCCCTTGTGACCGGTCAACGTTTGGGCGATATCTCCAACATGAAATTCAGCGATATCTGGGATGACCATCTTCACATTGTTCAGGAGAAAACCGGGAGTAAGATCGCCATTCCCCTCGCGCTGAGGTTAAACGCAATCAACTGGAGTTTGCGTGAAGTGGTTGCGCGGTGCCGGGATTATGCAGTAAGCCCGTATCTGGTTCATTTTTTCCGCGCTACTTCTCAGGCTGAACGTGGGGCTCAAGTGAAATCAAACACCATTACAATGAATTTCAGCAAAGCACGGGATAAAGCTGAGATTGAATGGGGTGACGGTACACCTGCAACGTTTCACGAGCAACGGTCGCTGGCAGAACGTCTATATGAAGCTCAAGGGATCGATACGCAGAAACTGCTCGGTCATAAATCACCGAACCAGACAGCTCGATACCATGATGACAGAGGGAAAGATTGGACAACCATAGCTATATAGACCAAAAATATAATTCAGAAATGTTATAAAGGATGATAATGATTTGATAACAGGAAAGGTACATGAGAGTTATCATGTGCCTTTCCTGTCAGAGACCTTGGACATCTCACTTTGAGGGCTCAAATTTATTTCTTAACATTGATGAACTCCTTCATTATTTCCATGATGTTTTTTTCACTATCACTTTTAATTTTTTGCTGCTCAAGAGATACAGTAGACTGTCCCTTCTCCAAAACGAAATTTCTTTCAGTTGACATTAAGTTTTTAATAACCTCGCCCATCAACTCCTCATTGCGAACATCTTTTAAAAATTTTATACCTAACACTTTGGAGTCAATATTTGTCAACTCATTTTGAAAATACTTAACTTCTTCAAATCCATTTTTATACAGTTTAAGAAAGAAATAAGCGAATAACTCAATAACAATGACAAAAGATAATCTTGGCGCCATGTGCATAATATATTCAAGCTTATCTTTTATTACCACCTGGTCAGTTACAGTATAACCAAGGTATAATATACCGAATAATGCTATAAGCGCGCCGATACCAAGGTTTACCCCCCCTCGTCGGTTAAGCCTATCTATCTCGTTCTCGAGCCTATATACAATATCACTATAATGTTTATTTATTTCGATTTGATATTTAAATGAGCTAATATCATTTTTTAAACTTACGTCAGCTGCTAATAATGTATTTCCAACAATACGTTTCTTTGCCGACTCAATTAGTTCTGCTTTTTCATTTGGTGCAAAATCTATCCTATCAACATTACTTGCACCACTTGCAGATAGCTGATTGAATTCAGTCCTTAATGAGGCAAGTTCACTTTTCAATTTCTCGTAAGAATCATTTATCTGCGAATCTTTTCTTGAGCCCCCAATTCCTTTGTTTACATATGATATTAAAGATGAAGCAATAGCTGTAACAACTACAGCACTAAATATGCCTGTAATATTATCACTCAAAAATGAAAAAACATCTGAAACATGAATACTCAGCTTATTAGAAATAAGATTTACCACCAATACAACAACGATAAATAAATTAAGAGTCAGCCTAAAAATATAACCATATTTATTATAAAAATCCTTAATCAT